ATGCGACCACGTGGCAGCGGAGCCCTCTTCAGGGTCCCCAAGGACACCAGCAAGCCACTGCAGTACTGGACCGCGATCGTCGAACTCCCCTCTCACGACGGCACCCGTCGCCGGAAGGTCGTACGGGCAAAGGACCCGAAGGTTGCAGCGAGGAAGCTGCGTGAACTTCAGAACGACCTTGAGAAGACCGGCGACATGCCAACCGCATCCCAGACGCTTGAGTCCTGGCTGCGGTATTGGTTCAGCAACATGCACACGTTGCGTGTGCGCCCCAAGACGGCCGCGACGCAGCGTGGCCTCATCGAGAACCACATCATCCCCGCCATCGGTACCATCCGACTCGACAAGCTCACCGCTCAGAACGTCCGCAACATGCACCAGATCATCACGTCCAAGGTGCAGGAGAAGGGCAAGAACAAGGGCAAGCCCATCTCGTCGACGACGGCTCTCCAAGCGCACCGGGTGCTGTCAACCGCGCTGCGAGACGCGGAACGAGAAGGTCGCATCCCCCGTAACGTCGCCACGCTGACGGACGCACCGAAGCGAGATCGAACACATCTCGTCACGCTCAATGCCGAAGACGGCGTGGCGATTCTGCTCGAGGCTGCCAAAGAGCAGAACGCCCGGATGGGATCGCGGTGGGCCGCTGCGCTTCTCACCGGAGCCCGGCAGGGTGAACTGCTCGGACTCGAGGTCAACCGTGTCTCCGACGTCCTTGACGTCTCTTGGCAGTTGCAGCGCCTCACTTGGGCACACGGATGCGATGGCACGTGTGGTCGCATCCGCGGGACGGATTGCCACAAACGGAAGCTCAATGCGCCCGCCGACTGGGAGCACCGGCACCTAACCGGTGGGTTGTGGCTGTCTCGCCCCAAGTCCTCCGCCGGCATGCGTCTCGTTCCACTTGTTGAACCGTTGCGCTCAATTATCGAACGACGGATCGAGATGGCCGCGTCGGAACCGAACCCGTACGGGCTCGTGTGGACCGCCGAGCCGAAACGTGACCGGAAAACCGGCCAGCCGCTCCCCCTCGATGGCACACCGATTGACCCCAAGGACGACAACAAGGCCTGGCACGACTTGCTCGCAGCAGCAGGTGTACAGGACGCCCGGTTGCACGACGCCCGGCATGCAACGGTCGACCTGCTTTACGAGGCAGAGGTGTCCGAGGCGGACATCACTCGGGTTGTCGGACACTCAACCGTCGCCATGTCCCGCGCCTATCGTTCTCATGGCAACGACAAGCGGCTGAGGGAAGGCATGAGCCGCATGTCGCAGCTACTGGCACACTGAACACGAACAAGCGCCCCCACCCGATCTGGGTGGGGGCGCTTGTTCGTTTCTCACTCGTCGTCTACTGCGTTGTCTACTGCAGCACGGACCAGATCCACCGCGGCAACACCTATCGCATCAGCGATCAGATAGAGGCGACTGACGGGCATGTCCTCGCCGGCCAAGATCCGGGTCATGGTCCCAGTACTGAACCCTGCCTTCTCAGCAACTTGGGCAGCAGTCATGCCCTTCCGCACGTACGCGGCCTTTATCTCGAGCGCTAGGGCGCGGTTGATGGCGTACTTCGAAGCTGGCACGTCCCCAGACTAGCAACATCAGTCCCAAAATCTGACGAAAAACTCCCCGTACATGCTTGCACTCGCAAGATCTTGGGAGTAATGTTCAAGACATGGAGAGAAGAGCAGCCACCTCGGCAGTCATCCGGAGCATCAGCTCCGCGATGACCGCTCGTGGTGAGACTGAGGCAAGTGTCGCGGAAGCCGCTGACATCACCCTCGTCGACCTGTCCGAGCGCCTTCACGGCGATGCGGAGTTCACGGTTGCCGAGCTGGTGCATGTCAGCGGCTTTCTGCGTCTCTCCTTGGATGACGCGTTTAGCCAGGAGGCAGCATGAGCAACCAGCTCGACAAGCTCGCCTACTCGATCCCGAACTTCGCGGTTGCTGTCGATGTTTCTGTCGACACGATCCGCAAGGCGATCAACAGGGGCGACCTGATCCCTTCCCTTCCCACTGAGGCGGGACGGAAGCCGATCATCACCAAGAAGGAAGGCGAGCGCTGGCTCGAGTCACTTCCTACTGAAAGACCTGCCGCTTAGCACTCGGCAACTTCGTACGCCCAACCAGGGCGTTACTTGTCGCGCTCGGAGCGCGGCACGCGATCCACCAGTAGCCCCCGTCACAGGCAGGCGTTGATCGGTGGTGAGGCCTCCACGTACGGGGCGATTCGAGAACACAGACAAGCATCTGGTTGCGAGATACGCGGGAAGCAATCCCAAGCCGCCTTCGGGCTGCTGGGTCCCTTACAAGCAGCGAAATGGTGAGCCGCCTAGGAAGGCGCGCCAGGTGCGTACGTCCGGCAGGTATGTCCCTGCCGGCAGGCGGCGGCTTCCGGTTCGACTCCGGCTGCGGCCACGTGAACATGTCAGCAGAAGAACTTGGCCGCGGCTTCGATTCCATGGCTCGAACTGCCATCGAGGCCAGTGTTGGCCCTGGGTACTACGAGTTTCGCCAGACGGCCTATGCGCACCCAGAGTTTGTGCGGGCTTTGTTTGATGAGCTGCAGCTTGAACTGAAGCTGCATGCTCGGCGCATGCGTACCGAGATGCCAGTGCAGGTCTACTTCCTGCAGGAGCAGCAAAACGGGTACATCAAGATCGGCGCTACGAGGAACTTCGACAAGCGGCTAAAGACCTTGCAGACCGGTTCTGCTAAGCCGCTGGTCATCCTGGGAGTGGTCGATGGCAGCTTCGCACTAGAAGCAGACATTCACCGTGAGCTGATGGACCACCAACTCGAAGGCGAGTGGTTCGAGCCTAACCGTGACGTCTTGTCTGTGATCGCTCGTCACATGCATCGCGCTGCTTGACCCATCAGCCCTAGCGAAAGCGAACGCAGCGTCGACTGCGAGCCGTGCGAATCGGCGATAGGGCACAACAAACCAACGACTAGCAATCAGAAGAGAGCACCCATGTACGCCACACCGATTTTCGACCGAATCCACGACGTGATGTTCCCCGACCAGTGCGAGAAGTGTCGTGACGCAGGTTGGCCGATCCACCTCTTCGTGTGCATCGCCGACGACCCAACCTGCACCGATTACTGACCTACCCAGCCTCCGAGTCGTTTCCGGGGTTGTTCGCGTTCGAATCGCGGCGGAGGCACCCACCAAACACACACGCACAACTTGACGAAGGGAACGCACCATGGATCTGTACAAGCCGCTCCCCACTGGCCCGTTCGATGTGATCGTTGCGGACCCACCTTGGTTGTATCAAAAGAATCCCGGCAGCAAGGGGGCCGTCAAATCCGCTTCGGGAACGGTAGATCTGCACTACCCGACCATGACCAACGAGCAACTGATTGATCTCCCCGTTCGCGACGTTGCAGCCTCACACGCTCACCTCTTCATGTGGTTCACCAATCCAGGAACGTTCGGGGGAAGGTTCTCGTCGCTCACGCCAGCCGACATTGCGAAGGCGTGGGGTTTCGAATTTCGGACAGTGCTGACCTGGGTGAAAACGACCAAGACCGGCGAGCCGACACGCGGCGGCATGGGGTGGTATTTCCGTGGCGCGACCGAGCATGTGCTGTACGCAACTCGGGGCAAGGCATCCATCCCTGCGCATCTGCGAGAGGGGAACGTTATTCTCGCGCCGCGAACTAGGCACAGTGCAAAACCAGAAGAATTCACGAGCATGGTTGAGAGAGTCACGACGGGACGTCGGCTAGAACTCTTCGCGCGCAGTACGCGCGAGGGTTGGTCAAGTTGGGGCAATGAAGTTGAAGGAGCCGCCTGATGCTCACGAACGCCAGATCCTCCGACCCGTCCGAGTCCGCAGCCGCGTACGACCCGGACCAGGCGCACATCATACTCGAGGCGGTGATCTGGCTGTACACGCTCGGCCCCGCTTCGGACGAGCAGATCGCTGACCTGTACTTCCGCCACCTCGACGGCTTCAACTGGCCTGTCTGCGACTGGGAATCGGTTCGCAAGCGTTGCTCGGATGCCCGCCGTCTCGATAAGCGTCTGCAGAAGGTGGGCACGACGAAGAGCTCGCACGGGAAGACGGTCGGCCGTTACGGATACGTGGAGGTTCCAGCATGACCACCGAGGAAATGGCCCGAGCGATGGAGGACGCAGCGAAGGGAGTAGAGATGTTTACCGGCATGAAGAACCAGTTCATCAACGCCGGCTGGACCGAAGCCTCCGCCGAGCAGCTAGTCATCGGGATCGTCTTCCAGAACGCAAGGCAATCATGACCGCCCACATCTTCGAGGTCACGGCTATCACGGGCCGCAAGTTCCGCATCATGACCACCAGTGAAGAGCTTGCGGTCGTTGAGGCGTTGAAGCGCATGAGTCAGTACGAGGCGAGCGAAGGTGCCATCGCCACACGACGAATCGAGACAGCAGCATGAACAGTCAGTCCGCGGATGACATGTATGGCCGCGTGTTCCCGGGTGAGAAGTGGACGATCGCGTTCGAAGCAACCGACGAGCAGGCGGACGCGATGACGGCGCATGTTGACGCGCATACAGCTGACCCGGATGAGCGTGTCATGTTCCTGCAGATGCTCGGTCTCGCACCGTCCGTGTCCGCGTTCAACCCGACAGCCCGGGAAGCGTGGACGAAGAAGCCGCCGAAGCATGACCCGAACGTGGAATGCAAGCACGGCCATCAGCGCAGTGAGCACGGTTACCGGAACTCGGCGGGACGGTTGCGGTGCCGTGTGTGCAAGCGTGACACGGATCTGCGTTCGGCCCGTAAGCAGGCGTCTGGTCGTGCCGCATGACCCCCACCCCGGACGCGATTGCGCAAGCGCACGCGTTGATCGATGACAGCCAGTTCAAGCATTGGGCGGCGAGCGTGCTAGCCCGAGCGGAAGGAACGGAAGCATGACCATCAACATCACCGCCGATACGGTCGGCATCCTCATCAACATCGTGATCGTTTTCGCGGCAATCTACCTTGGTGGCGCTCTGCTCAGTGCGATCCTCAAGGCGTCAATCAGGTGGATGGCTTGGAGAGACCCGAAGCGATACGACCGGTTCCTCAACTTGCAGGCCGCCCGTCACGGTAAGGCGTACATCGAACTGCCGAGCAAGACTGATCGCGACGATGCTTTTGGGGCGTATCAGCAGGCGAATCTGTCCGACCACGACCCTGACGCGGAACGTGATTTCCGGGCTGGTTGGAAGGCTTATGAGAAGGCGGCACTCCGATGACCGCCCTCACCCCGGAGCAGATGCACGAAGCTGCCGACCGATTGTTCAGCATGAACTGGGACGATCCGGCGGTCAGCAATGCAATCTACGTCCTCCGCACCGTTGCCGACACAAGGGCAACACTGTGACGCCGGAGCAGATGCGCGCGCTGGCCGAGCATCTGTCGCAGATGGCAGAGTCGCGAGCAATGGACTTCGACGAACCGCACGTGGCGATGACGCTTAGCGGTTCCGCAGCTGCTCTCCGTTCCGCCGCCGACCAACTCAAAGCGGCCCCGCACACGCCGTTCTGCGTGACCACCAGCACACCCGAAAACCCCTGCCGCTGCTGGAAGTCCGGCAGCACCGACGAAGAGGGCTGACCAATGACCGTTCCCACTCGTGAACAGTTCATCGAGGAGTTCGTCCTCGAACTCACCCGATGCCAGCGCACTTTCGTCAGCGTCCACGAAGACGACCAGACCGATTGGACCGCGAAGGAACTCGGCTCGCTCGCGCACGACGTGCTCGAGCAGCTCCTCACCGCCGACACCGCACCCCAGGAGGACCGTGATGAATGAGCCGGGACGCAAGCCGTCATGGGCGTTGTCATCTGTGGACGATCCGAATCCCTACTACCCACATTGCGACCGCTGCAACGCGTTCGCTCGCTGGTCGATCGGGGAGTTCGAGGACGACCACCCGGAACACCTCGCGCCGATCATCCGCTACTTCGCTTGCGGACGTCATATCGCGGGGATCCTCACAACCGCGCATTGGCTCCTTGACGCACTGATGATCTATGACCTGACCAAACCTGCGGAGAGATCATGACTGACCCGGTGGACACGGACGCGCTGCGCGAACGAGCAGATGCCCTGCTTGGCCCGATGCCCATGGCGCAACTCGATCGAGCCTATGCCAGCCTTCGCGCTGCCGCTGACGAGGTGGACCAGCTGCGGGCCGAACTGGCGATCAGCGAGAACCGTGCGGGCGGGTACGAGGAGGTGGTTGCGGGGCTGCGCGCCGCGATCGAGGACGCCCCGCACGACTCTTCCTGCTGGCTAGTCGACCCGCAATCCACATGGACGAAGAACGAACGGGACTGCACCTGCTGGAAAGCGGACGCGCTGTGACCGACGACCTCCCATTCACCGTCTCGCATCATGCGCTTGACCGTGCGCTCGAAATGAACGTCACCGGCGCTGAGATCCGCGCCGGTTTCGAACACCCCACCGACGTGCGATGGTCGTTGAAGCATCAGGCGTGGTGTTACACGCGTGGTCGTATCTCGCTCGATGTCAGCGAAGACCGCACGACCGTCATCACCGTTCTCTGGGCGTCGCAACACGACTGGCGTGCCGATTACGCACGCGGAGGTGATTTGAGTGGACGTGAACGACGCGCCACCGACGACATGAAACACCTACCAAGGAGACGAACATGACCGAATGCAGCATCTGCGCGCAATTGTGCTCAGAGCAATTCTTTCCGATCCACATGATGGAGCATTTCGCTGATCGGAACCGTGACTCTGGTGACTAGACGCCACCTCCGCACGTTCCTCCGTGAAGCCGCCGCAACGTTGTTTGTGGCGGTTCTTCTTTTCTCGGTGCTCGCTGTCGGGAACATCTGATGACGCCGGAACTGTGGGCACGCATTAGGGCTGTCACTGATGAGCACGACGACGTAGAGCTCGAACCGATCGAGCGCATCCGGTTCTGGGCGCTCGTCAACACGTTCTGGACGAACTCATGACCTAGTCGTTCCGTGACCCACCCCTCATCATCGCGGACGGCCGGCTACTGATCTATGCCGACGGCGAATACATGGCGTTCATGCGCGACGGCAAATCGTGGACCACCGGCACACTCGACGGTCGCGATATCGCCGAACTGCGCAAGTACATGACAACACTCGAAGACAACGTGACACACATATGGGAGGACACGAAATGACGGCACGCATAGTACTAAACGTTGCCCGCGACGAAGAGCGAAAGTGGTTCCCTGATCACCGTTTCGACGGCGACATGATGCACGCACTTAACGCTTCCCTCGGCGGTCAGCTGTGGGAACGAGTCAGCGAGGGTAAGCGCCGTGACTGACCCGCAGATTGCTTTCGAATCGCAAGACTGCACGTTCGTCATGTACTTCGACGGCAGCTGGGATGCGTACGACGACGAAGGGCAACGCATCTACGGCGGCGCATTCACCAGCCTCGACCTACGCGAACTCGACGAACTGCTGCCCGAACTGCAAGTACGCAGATCCCAATGGATCGCAAACGACCGCACAGGAGAACAGTAATGGTCCAAGAATTCGTCACCTACATCTGCACCTACTGCAACGAGGAATGGCCCACATGGAACGGGGCGCACCAATGCGAACTCCGACACAAGGAACTGGACAAGGCATGAACGCCGACGACCGCGCCGTGCAGGTGCCCGTGCCGCTGATCGAATCGCTGGCGAAGCGCGCAGATCAGGTCTGGGCAAACAACATCGCCCGAGACCTCCGCGCCCCGCTCTCGCAGCCGACCTCGACCGCCGAGACGCCGCACACACCGTTCTGCATCCGCACCAGCACGCCCGACAAGCCTTGCCGCTGCTGGAAGTCCGGCAGCACCGACGAAGAGGACCAGTGACATGAGTACCGAACTGACACCGGAGGAACTGTTCGCCCTCGCAGACGACAACTACATCGGCTGGGAAGAGGACGCCCGTGAAGCCATCCGCGACGCAGCGGTAAACGCCAGGATTCTGCGAGAACGTGCCGCTGCTTCCGAGCCGACCCGCACGCGCGACATCGCAGCAATCAACCCTTCCACGATACGCGACGTTCAGCCACCGAAGGACGCAGCATGACCGGCACGTTCTGCACCGGCTGGGACCGACGCGACACCGACGAATGGGCGCGCCTGCCGTCCTGGTGGCAGCGGATGCGGATGATCTGGCAGCTTAGGAAGGAGATGCGTTCACTGTGAAGCTCACCAATGAGATCGTCTACGACGTCACCGAGCGCGAGTACCACGCACACCGCGCCCTGAGCTCGACCGGGGCGCGCCGGCTGCTCGAGAGCCCTGCACGCTTCAACTACTGGCGCACGCATCAGGAGCCAGGCAAGCAGTCGTTCGACGTCGGCACCGCAGTACACACGAAGGTGCTCGGTGTCGGCGCTGGGACAATCGCCTACCCGGATGAGCATGTCACCGCGTCCGGGTCAGTCAGCACGAAAGCCGCGACCGTCGCATGGGCTGACGAGCAGCGCGCCAACGGACTGACACCCATCGCGCCGGCACAAGCAGCACGGGTCGACGGCATGGCAGAAGCAGTACTCGCGCACCCGACCGCACGCAAACTGTTCGAGCAGCCCGGCCACTCTGAAGCGTCCGTGTTCGCCACCGACGAGGACACGGGTGTCGAGATGCGTGCGCGGTTCGACCGGATCGCGATCGAGGTGCCGGACCCCGTGGCCGTGGACTTGAAGACGACCGCCAAGCTCGCATCAGTCGACGGCTTCGCGCGAACCGTTGCCTCGTACGGCTACGACGTGCAGCAGGAGTTCTACGAGCGCGCATTCGAGCAGGCAACCGGTTACCCGCGCATCCCGTTCGTATTCGTCGTCGTCGAATCCGAAGCGCCCCACCTCGTCGCCGTCCACTCGTTGGACGTCGAGTGGGAGCAGATGGGTGCCGCGAAAGTGCAGAGAGCGCTCGAGCTATACGCCGAATGCTCACAGGCCGGCATCTGGCCCGGCTACCCCACCGAAACACAACTACTCAGCCCGCCTAACTACCTTGTCTACGCGCATGAGGACGAGTACGGGCCGGTCGAAACCACCACCGTGAGGTACCTATGAACATCTCAAAGCTGCGGCAGTCAAACAGCCAGCAGATCAACGCTGACGACATCCTGAGCTCGCCTGTCACGGTCACCATCACCGGGGCCGTCGAGGGAACCGCAGAACAGCCGGTGCTGATCAGTGTCGCCGAGGTGCAGGGGAAGACGTATCGGCCGTCCCTCACCATGCGCAAGGTGCTCGGAGCAGTATGGGGTGACGAGACAGACGAATGGATTGGAAAGCGCTGCACCCTCATCCGCAACCCGGACATCAAGTTCGGCGGTCAGGTAGTGGGCGGCATCGAGATCGCCGCCATGAGCGGCATCGACCGCCCCGTCGAGGTGTCCGTGCTCGAGAAGCGCGGAAAGCGGAGAACGTTCAAGGTGCTGCCGCTTGCAGACACTGCGCCACAACGCGATTGGCAGTCAGAGTTGCAGCTCGCCGGTAACGACGTTGATGCTCTCCGCGCCCTACACGGTGCAGCACGAGGAGCCGGCGCATCAGCCGACGTGCTCGGACGCATCGAAGCAGCGGGTCGTGCAGCACAGCACCAGCAGCACCAGGGGGCCGCGGATGCAGTGGACGCTTGATCTTCCGTACGATCGCCCGCCCCTCAACGCGAACCAGCGCATGCACTGGGCGAAGAAAGCGGCTCTGACCAAACAGGTCAGGGCCGCTTCGTTCTACGCAGCCAAGTCAGCCGGCGTGCTCCGCTGCGACAAGGTGCGCGTCACCCTCACCTGGTTCGTTCGCACAACGACACGTCGCGACGCCGACAACGTCGTACCGACGCTCAAAGCGCTGTGCGACGGCCTCGTAGACGCCGAAGTGGTTCCCGACGACACCCCTGACCTGATGGAGAAAGTCATGCCCGTCATCGTCTACCGGCCCGGACAGCAGTCAGGGCTGCAACTGTACGTGGAAGAGGTGACTGATGCCTAATACCGAGACAATCACCGACGTCACCCGCCGCATCCGACACCAGATCGACGAACACGCACTCGAGGACATCGGCAAAGTCATACTCGACATCCGCGACGTCGAACGACTCATGCACGCAGCAATCTGGGGCGACGATGCCTAAGCCACGACTACTTGACCTGTTCTGCTGTGCAGGTGGAGCCGGCACCGGGTACGCCCGGGCCGGCTTCGACGTTGTAGGGGTGGACATTGATCCGCAGCCGAACTACCCATTTGAGTTCCACCAGGGCGACGCGCTCGAGTACCTGGCGAAGCACGGACACGAGTTCGACGCGATCCATGCAAGTCCGCCGTGCCAGACGTTCACCGCTTACGGCCGCAGCGACACGAAGGGGTGGCGAGACAACTACCTCAACTTACTGCCGCAAACGCAGGAAGCGCTCGACCAGTACGACGTGCCTTGGGTGATCGAGAACGTGCCCGGAGCTCCACTGCGCGATCCGATGCAGCTCTGTGGCTCGAGCTTCGGCCTCGATGTGCGGCGACATCGACTGTTCGAGTCGAATGTGCCGCTCATGTCCATTCCGTGCGATCACTCGTGGCAGACACCACGGTTCGCGCCTGCTAGTAATCGCACAAACCTCCGCAGCACCGTCGAGGTAGGCGTGTGGCGTATCCCACTCGAAGTGCAGCAGCAAGCGATGGGTATGGACTGGACGACGCTGCGAGAACTCAGCGAAGCCGTCCCGCCCGCTTACACAAGGTACCTCGGGCACCAATTGATCAGCTTCCTAGCAACGGTAAATCCATGACGATGCATGTGCATACGTATCCAAGTGGTGACGTCATAGAACATGATCTTGAAAGCCAAGGATCGTGTATTTGCGGCCCTGAAATGGAACCGATAAAACAATCGGATGGCTCGTACTCCTGGCTTTACATCCACCACTCCCTAGATGGGCGTGAATGGCGGGAGGACGCCCCATGACACCGATGCCACGTCTCATTGCCGGCACGTGGCTGCGTCGCATCACGGACCGGTGGGAACTCATCAAAGTGACCAACGTGCATCAGGACGGGCAAGTCGACTTGCTGCTGCTCGACGGCACACGCACACACGTACCCATCTCGTTCCTCCGCGGCGCATTCGAACGAGCGGACGACGGGGCATGACAGGAAGGAGAGAACGTGGCAAGACCGAAGTCCAACGGACCGTACACGCCACTCGCAGCTAACTACTTCCTCGACGACTCAATCCTCGAGGCGAAGGAGCACGCCGAGCTGCTGTTCGTCCGCTGCCTGTCGTTCCTCGCGACCGGTGATTCGGACGGGTTCATCTCGGATCTGCAGATGCGTCACGCGGTCGGCGTGAACCTTCGCAGCGTCGAGAAGCGCATCGAAACGTTGCTGGATGTGGGCTTGTTGCTGCGCGTTGACGGCGGGTTCCAGGTGCGTTCGTACCTGAAGTGGAACAAGAGTGCGGAGCAAATCGGCAGGACGCTTCGCCGTGACCGTGAACGTAAGGCGCGGAAACAAGCGGAAGTAACCCCGAATTCCGAGCGGAATCCGGACGGAATCCACTCGGATTCCGCGCCCCACGTCACTACACGTCACGTCACGTCACTACACGACACTGAAAACCCTTTGTCTGACGCTGACGCGTCCGACGCCGGGACGTTGCTTGATGATGCTTGGCGACCGAATCAGAAGCACATTGATCTAGCCGATTCGCTGCACCTCGACAAGCAGCGAACCTTCGAACGGTTCGTCGACCACGCACACCGCAATCACCGCCGCCAAAAGAACTGGAACACAGCGTTCACGAACTGGCTGCAGAAGGACGCGCAGTTCGCTCAGCAACGCCAGGGCAGACCACCCGTGCAGATGTCTCGTGGCACTCGCCGTGACGACGAACTGCTCGCGTTCATGACCCGCGACGACAACAACAACCAACAGCAGTGGGAGATCGAAGCATGAACAAGCCTGAAGTGCGTCGACTGCTCGGCTACATATCAGCCGGGTTCGACAACCGTGCCCTGTCCGACGCGACCGCTGAAGTGTGGTCGGAGGAACTGCCCGAAGTCAGCTTCGACGTCGCCAAGGAAGCCGTACGCCGACACTTCCGCAAACCGAGTCCGCGCCCGTACCTGTCGCTGGACGTGCTCATGGACGAGATCCGGGTGCTGACACGGCAGACGACAACCGCGATCGAGGAGGACGTGCGTTCAGCGAAGGCACGCGGCCTCCTGGACGCCTCATGGCCTGCACGTGAGCCGTTGCCCGCCCCGGTCGCTGAACGTCTCGCAGAAGCCCGTCAGGCGTTCGCGAGACAAGCCGCAGAAATCGAAGCACGTGTCATCGAGAACCCGCGCAGCCTCGGTGAACTCGGACGGCTCGGAAATGACGTTCCGCGTGACTGACGGCACCGACTGGGACGTGTGGCCGGCACCGCAGACGAAACCGCAACCGTTCGAATTCGACCGCGACGCACACGAAGCGGAAGTGCAGCAGTGGATCGAGCACTACCGGAAGGAGAGAGCAGATGGATGATCGCAGCTGGTTCGAGATCGTTGCAGCTATCGAGCGAGCAGTGGACGAGCACGCTTTCGATGACGAGGACGGTAACGGCTGGCTTCCGCTCGACCCGATCATCGATGCTCTGTACGGCAAACGGGAGCCGGGATGACCGATGACGCGTGGGCGAACTTCATCGCCTCCATCGACCCGGTAGCGCTCGAACGGGAACGGATGCGCGTCCACGGCAACCTCGAACACGAACGGCCCGGCAGTAGGCAGGACCACGAGATGCGTCACGCGCACGACTGGTTGAAGCAGCAACGCATCCAGGAAGCCATCGACGAGGACATGGCCGGCGAAGTGCACCGCCTCCAACTCACGGACGCCGACCGCACCATCAACGCACACATCACCGAACACGACAGACAGCTCGAAGCGTCCATCGCGGCGTACCGGGCAAGGAAGGCAGCAGCGTAATGGCACTTGTCAGCATCAAGAACGGCACCGTGAACCGACTCAATCAGTCCGGTTTCGGTTTCTCCGTCATCGAGCAGAACGAGTCGAACGGGAAGACGTACCGGTCGTACTACAAGATCTGGCCGAAGGAAGACGCGGGGGTGAGCATCGGCGACATCGTGAACGTGTCCGGGTTCCTCAGCGTCAAGGTGAACGAGCCGAATCAGGAAGGCAAGGTGTACGCCGACGTCAGCCTGAACAGCCCACGCATCGAACGAGTCGGAAGCGTGCCCCAGAACGCCCAGCAGCCCGTCTCCGCCCCGAACACCGCCCCGCAGCCCCAGTGGGACACGCAGGCTACAAACGGGGCGCAGACGGGCGCACAGGGGTCCTGGCAGACCGCGGGGCAGATTGCGGATGCTGAGGTGCCGTGGTGACGCCGGAGCAGATGCGCGCGCTGGCGGCATGGCTTGACGGCTACGCAGACGGCATCGAGGACACGTTCGAGGCTGGGGAGCAGGCGGACATTGACTCGCACCGGATAGCTGCTACCGCTCTTCGTGCCGCCGCCGACGCGCACCGCACGGTCGGGCTTGTCGGTGGCTGTACTCAACATCGCATCCCCTGCACCTGCTGGAAAGCGGACGCGAATGTCTGAGTACATCTGCCAGCACGACGAGTTCTGCGGCCGCATCAGCAGTCCGCACTCCACCGCATGCATGGACGCGAACGTGGCGCGACTCGACGGGGATCAGTGCGTGTTCATCGACGTCAACGAACTGCAACGCCAAGCCGAGCTCGACAAGATCGGCACCGGCGAGAACGACCACGGCATGGCCGCATCACTCCACGCCAGCGCCCTTAACGTGCTCGCCGCGATGACATCAGAACAGCGTGCATTGCAGGCGAAACGGGCCGAGGAACGACGGGCGCGGAACCAGGGCATCCGAGGCGGCGGTGAAGACGCATGACCGACGACGCGTGCCCTACCTGCGGCCCGATCTGCGGCATGCGGGAATTCGGATGGGAGAAACGGCAGCAGGGTTACGCCGAACGACTACACGACGAAGCGCTCGGCATCGGGGCGGACCTCAATGAGTGGACATCACCCGCGCACCTGCAACTCGCCACCATCCGCGCCGAGTACGCCCGCTACGTCGGCAGTGGGGACATGCACGAGTTCGTGCGTGCTGTAGGGCAGGTACTTGACCAACGCGACGACGTACTCGACCCGCCCATTGTGGTGCCGCGACCGGAAGAAGACACCGATGGATGAAGCAACCATCCGCACATACCGCCGCTGGCTACTCGAAGAAGCAACCAGCAACCAAGGGGCCACAGTCGACATGACTGTGGCCCCAACTGCTGCCACCGACGACGTGTGCAGATACCCGTACTGGCCGAAACATGATGTGGCCTGGGAGGACGAATGACCCAAGAGCTCGAAGACAGACTGGCCGCAGCGGTACACCTGCTCACCGAGCCACAAACCGAAGCAGTCAGCGCATACGACGATGATGGCAAGTTCGTCGGCATGCACATGCTCGAACATGACGCGCTGATTGACATGCTCATCACCGGAACTGGCAACTCGTCAGGAGCAGGCGGTAACGGATCAGGCGTACCAATCGACGCAGAAGCAATGATCATCCTCGACCGCATCAGCCGGACGCTCGGTGAATGGTCCCGGTGGATCATGTTCGACTACCGACGTGGTGACGTCATTCACTCCATTGGCAAGTGGCATGAAGTGCACGTCAACAGTGTCCGCGACCGCCACCTCTCACGAGAAGCCGAGCAGATCGCATGCGAAACGGTTGAACAGTGGGTGACCGACATCCAAAAAAAGTTCAACCCCGACAAGTGGCGCGAATGGGAAGCGAGCTGCCCCAAGTGCGGGCTACGACGCATCACCGTCAACGACGAGAACCGGTTTGCGATCCGACTCAACGTGACACAGGTGTACGCCGAATGCGGCAACCCGGACTGCGACGGTCTCTGGGAAGGCATCAAGGGCATCAGCGAGCTTCGGTACTTCGCCAACATCGAGCACGACACGCCGAAAGAAGAAAACGCAGCACAGTCGACAACACCAGCCGAAATCGGTTAGTATCGACACCAAGAGGGCACAGCCATGTGAACTCGCAACCAAAAGCCACCAACCATCGGGTCGGTGGCTTTACTCATACCCACAAGCAAGCGCGATCATGACGCGCTGACCCCCGCAGGTAGTGGCGGAGTGGTGAACAAGAGCCTGTCGCCTCTAGGACGCATAAGAGGCACCCGCTCGCCCTGGTTATCTCAACGACCAGGACGCTCGCGGGAACCAGCCGACTGAGTGGGCAAGCTCAACAGACAAGGCGATAAGGCCATCGTCCGCCTCTGCCCACTCAGTCGTGCCACACATACTTCTCGTCGCGCCCGTCGATCATCCATCGAGGCATGCGGCCCCGGTCAACCTGCGACGGCAGACATCGGGAGAGTCGCGACAACTACTCGCAGCGACGCGAGCACGACGAGAACTAACCAAACAGAGAACGCCCCGGCGGTGCTACCAACACCCCGGGGCTTGAACGACTCGGGAAGGAGTCGATGTGCTAACTGTAGCCGACATCTCAGAAGCAGACGCTGCGCGCTTCTGGTCCAAGGTAGACAAGACCAACGGATGCTGGATTTGGCGCGCCGCGAAGAACCAGCAGGGATACGGTCGAGCTAGAGTCGCCGGCAAGTACCACACGTCGCATCGCGTGGCGTGGACCCTGGTCATGGGCGAAATCGAAGCAGGCCAGGTCGTCGACCACATCTGTTTCAACACGTCTTATGTGAACCCCAAGCATTTGCGCGTGGCCTCTCAAAAGCAGAACAGCGAGCACCTGAGGGGAGCGACTGTTCGCAGCAAGACCGGTATACGTGGGGTTATTCCGTCTTCGCAGAAGGTCGGGAAACCCTATCGGGTCGTAGTTCGGCACCATGGGCGCAAATACTACGGCGGCACTTTCGACGATTTGCACGTAGCCGAACAGGCCGCGGTGCGTCTTCGAAGCGAGTTGTTCACACATGCCGACGGACGATGACCTGCTGAGCGCACACCGCGTCCGAAGCAACAGATGGCCGGAACAACCGCCGCCTGAGTCCGACCGCGCTCTCGTGGCTGTTGCCAACGCGGCATACGAAGCGATTGAAGATAAGCAATGACCGACAACCCCATTGAGCAGCTGCACGAAGCCGTTCAGCGTTACGCAGTTGAAGTGAACGGCGAAGACAGCGGATTCGTGTCCTCATTCGTAATCGGTTACGAGCAGACAAGCTTCACCGACGAAGAAGGCATGGACGCCCGAGTCACCGCAGTCGACTACGCAACCGGACCCGGCACAACACTGGCAACCGCAATCGGACTGCACGCCATCACCGGCCGCTACCTCGACGACGCAATCGGAGGCGGCGAATGACCGACGACATCGACGCCTACCTCCAGGCGCACGGGTACACGCGACGCATGATCCGCCGCGAAAAAGCCTGGCACCTACGACGCACGTAAGCCACGCAAGAAAGACTGGCTCGACCCAGACGACTTGGTCTTAGAAGTCACACCCGAAGGAACACACGCATGGGTGCAGCCAACGCCAACGGACACAGGCGACGCGAACTCATCCGACGTGTACTCGCAGAAGAAACCAACTGTGCACTCTGCGGCATGACCGTCAACAAAACACTCAAATACATCGCCGGCAAACACGGACCCAAATGCGCACGCCCCGAATGCACAGGCTGCGCATGGCATCCCAAGTCGCCGGTAGTAGACGAGGACATACCAAGAGTCAGAGGCGGCTCACCACTCGACCGGGGCAACACGCACCTCATGTGCCGAGACTGCAACAGGTGGAAATCCACCATGACACTCGCCGAAGCACGAGCCGCACGAGCAGGACAAACAGCAACACCAGCAACCATCAGCACAGGATTCAGCTGGTGACCATGCAGCAAGGGGCATGACCCCCTACCCCGCCTCGTCCGGCCCTCCCATAGGTAATAGGGCCAATACCTCCCCGCTCCAATTCCAAAAGTGCACCGAAGGGGCTGTAGGTGGTGGCACGAGCCGTGTTTTTCCCAAGCGCCGCACGATGAGGCGCTAAAAAGGGGCCTAGGGCTGCAGATCGGCCCTGACGGCGAAAACCGTTACAGCGGCAGGAGCTGCCCGTGCCGGTAGGCGTTCCCGGTGACGGTGATGTAGCGCTCTCGGCTGTACCGCTCGACGTGGAGCCCGTCGTGTTCCGCGCGGATCTTCCCGGGTCGTTCGCCGGCCGTGCCCCAGATATGGAGTCCGTCGCCGGATGGTGAGATCTCTACGTGGCTTCCGGGGAACTGCTCGAGAAACCTGGCTGCTGCTCCGTTGGGTACGCCGTCGATGAGGCAGTGGTCGAGGTCGATGCAGGCGAACCCGTCGCCAAGCATGAATCCGAGCCCGACGCCGGCTGATGATGCGGTCGCGTCTTGGTAGCTCGACCATGTGTCGGGGTTGGTGCTGCTTGCTGCCGATCCGGTGACGGTGAGCGGCACTTTCGTGGCGCTGCGTCGCACCCAACGCTCGGCTGCGGTCATCGCTTTGGGGATGGGGTTGCGGTGTGCGTAGACGCGGCACTTGCTTGAGCAGAACCGTGCTTGACGGTTCTTGGCGACGATCGATCGTCCGCACCAGATGCATTCCCTCACCTGTCAATTGTAACGCTTTCTAGCCCGGTTTTCCGGGGTTCCGAGGTCTGATCATGCCAAAGCGCGCGCTTCGTGCTGTGGGGCCTGATGACCGTTTGGCTGCTCCGGAGAAGCTGACGATCGTTGAGGCGATCGAGGTGGGTGATCGGCTTTCGGAGCTCGCTGCGGTGCATATGCGGATCGGTAAGGCGGTGCAGGACGAGGCGACTCCGGCTCGAGATCTTGCGGCGTTGACGCGGCGGCAGATGGAGATTTCGAAGGAGATCGAGCTGCTGCGTCGTCAGTTGGCCGAGGAACGGACGGATGCAGCTCATGTCGCCGATGCAGCGTTCGATGCGGAAGCTATCTGAGGTAGCACGGCATGTTGTTGTTCCGAGCGGTATCACGTCGACTGGGTGGCCGGCTGTTGAGGCTCGGATCAAGGATTTCGGCGACGAGTTTGATGAGTGGCAGCGTGGCACGTCGAAGCTGATCCTCGCGAAGCGCGAGAACGGTGATTACGCGGCGACGGTCGGCGGTATCACTCTGAGCATTCCGCGCCAGGTGGCTAAGACGTACATGATCAGCAGGATCGTGTTCGCGTTGTGCACGTTGTTCCCGAATCTGACGGTTCTGTGGACTGCGCACCGGACGCGTACTGCTACGAAAACGTTCGCGTCTTTGCGTGGGTTCGCTGGGCGGAAGACGGTTGCCCCGTACGTGCGGACTGTGCGTGCGGTGAACGGTGAGCAGGAGATTCACTTCACCAACGGTTCGGTGATCATGTTCGGCGCTCGCGAGGGCGGTTTCGGTCGCGGTTTCGATGAGGTCGATGTTGAGGTGTTCGACGAGGCGCAGATCCTGACGGAGAAGGCGCTCGAGGACATGGTTGCGGCGACGAACCAGTCCCGGTTCCCGGCCGGTGCGCTGCTGTTCTTCATGGGTACCCCTCCGCGTCCCTCTGACCCGTCTGAGGCGTTCAAGCTGCGTCGTCGTGAGGCGTTGTCTGGTGAGACTGAGGACGCTGTGTACATCGAGTGTTCGGCGGATGAGGATGCTGAGCCGGATGATCGTGAGCAGTGGGCGATTGCGAACCCGTCGTATCCGCATCGAACGCCGCTGCGGTCGATGCTGCGTCTGCGGAAGAACCTCCCGTCGGATGAGTCGTGGAAGCGTGAAGCGCTCGGGATTTGGGACAGTGACCAGCAGGGTTCACGGCTGATCACGGACGACGAGTGGCGTGCGACGGGCGTTGAGGCAGCGCCGGCTGACGGTATCCGTTCGTTCGGTGTCGCGTTCTCGTTCGATGGTTCGCGGGTGTCCGTTGCTGGTGCCGCGAAGCATGACGGGGGCATTCACGTCGAGCTGGTGGATGCGCAGTCGGGGCAGATGGCTTCGGGTATTGCTTCGTTGGCTGATTGGCTGGCTGAGCGGTGGCGGAAGACGGCGATGGTCGCTATCTCCGGCCGTGCGGGCACTGATGCGCTTCGGTCGGCGCTGCTCGAGCGTGGTGTGTCGAAGTCCGCGGTCCATGTGGTGTCGACGCCTGAGTACTTCGCGTCGTCGTCGATGTTCTACGACGCCGTGAAGGACAAGACGGTTACGCACCTCGCGACGGAAGGTCAGGCGGTGCTTGACCAGTCGGTTGCAGTGTCTGACAAGAAGATGCGCGGAACGACGGGAACTTGGGGCTGGACGGTCACGGTTCCTGGCGGCGATGAGACTCCGGTCGAGGCCGTCAGCGTCGCTTATTGGGCGGCGCGCACAACGAAACGAGTCCCCGGACGGAAGCAGGAGCTGATATGAGCGTGGCTTTGACGCCTACGTGGCAGGCCCCTCGCTTCGTTGCGGGTGTGACTGATCAGGAGCTGGACGTTGTTCGGCAGCTGTTTACGACGCTGGCTGCGAAGTATCCGCGGAACCTGGTGCGGTCGATGTATTTCGACGCAAAAATGCCGCTGAAGCCGACGGGGAACATTCCCGAAGAGGCGATGTCGCGGATCGCGGCGGTGCTTGATTGGCCGGAGAAGGCCGTGTCTGCGCTCGCTGAGCGGTCCGTGTTCGAGGGGTTCGTGACGCCGGGTGGGCAGCAGGACCCGTTCGAGCTCGCCGGCGTACTCGACGCTAACCGGTTCGATCTTGAGCTTCCGCAGGCGATCACGTCGGCGTACAAGCACTCATGCTCGTTCATCACGACGGCGCTGGGTGATGTGCAGTCGGGTGAGCCGGATGTGATGGTCATGTCGCGGTCGGCTGAGTGGTCGACAGCGATCTGGGATGCGCGTCGGCGAGTGATCTCGGCGGCACTGACGGTGACCGGGACCGACGCTGATGGCGCACCGAACGCGATGGACATTTGGCTGCCGGACGTGGTGCTGTCAATGACTCGTCGGCCATCAGGTTCGTGGGCAACTGACCGGCTGCCGAACCCGCTGGGCGAGGTGCTGGTTGAGCCGTTGACGTACGACCCGCAGATCGATCGCCCGTTCGGTCGGTCGCGAATCAGCCGACCGGTGATGAACATCACCGACCACGCGCTGACGACGATTGTTCGCACGGAGATCTCGGCGGACTTTTACGCAGCCCCTCGGATGATGGCGCTTGGTGTCACGCAGGACGCGTTCTCGCGTGGGAAGTGGCAGGCGGCTATTGACCGGTGGTTCGCTATCTCGAAGGATGAGGATGGCGACACCCCGACGGTACAGCAGTTCCCGCAGATGACGATGCAGCCCCTCACGGAGCTGTACCGCATGTACGCGACGCAGTTCTCCGGGGCAACTGGTGTTCCGGTCGCGAACCTGGGGATCGTGACGGACAACCCGCCGTCTGCTGAGGCGTTGTACGCGGACGATCGCCGTCTGGTGAACACTGCGAAGCGGCAGAACCGGATCATGGCATCCTCGCTCCGTCGTGTGGCGCAGAAGATCGTGCGCCTGCGTGACGGTTCGGAGCTGACGCCGGAGCTGCAGCAGATCGACGCGTCCTGGGCTAACCCGGCGTTCACGTCACCGACTGCGGCAGCTGATGCGTTGCAGAAGCTGTCGCTGGTGTTCCCGTGGCTATCGGAGTCTGAGGTGGCGCTCGAGTTCGCTGGGTTCTCGCACACGGAGATTACGCGGCTGCTGTCGGACAAGCGTCGGTCGCAGACGACGAGTGCGCTGTCTGTCTTTGCCAATGCAGCTAATGCCACAGGCCAGTCAAGTGCACAGGATGCAACTGCAAGCAGTGATCCGCTGCAAGAGGCGAATGTGCTCAAGGCTAAGGCGGACGCGCTGGGCGTTCTTCGACGGGCTGGCGTTGAGGCGAAGGATGCTGCGCGCCTGGCTGGCTTGAGCGATGTCGTGTTCATCCCTGGGCAGCCGATCACGATCCGTGAGCAAGGCAATGACAACCAGGGCTGATGTGACGCAGCTCCGTGATGCGGGGCGTGGCGTTGTTGCGTTGGCTCGGCAGGATCTGCAGTCGTTCTGGGATTCGCTTGACCTGACCCGCCCCGAGGCTGCCCGTGATGAGCTGTTGGATTTCGTTCCGCAGCTCGTCCGGGAGTACGGGGATGTTGCGGCGACGGTCGCAGCGGAATGGTATGAGCAGGTCCGTTTCGACGCGGTGGGTGCGTACAACGCGACGACGGTGAACGCTACCGATGTTGCGCAGGTGCAGGCGGGTGTGCGGTCAGCTGCTGGGAAGCTTTTTGGCGATGATCCGTCGTCGATGCTGACGTTGCTTGCTGGCGGTGTGCAGCGGTACGTGATGGCGTCGCAGCGGGGAACGGTTGCGCGGAACGTGCAGCTTGACCCGTCGAAGCCACGGTTTGCGCGGGTGCCGACGGGAGCGAAGACATGCGCGTGGTGCACGTTGCTGTCATCCCGCGGGTTCGTGTACCTGACGCAGAAGACGGCTCAGCAGACGGACCACTACCACAACGAATGCGACTGCCAGGCGGTCGCTGAGTGGGAAGCGGACAGGCACTACATCGCCGGCTACGACCCCGACGCGATGTACGCCAAATACCAGGATGCCCGCGCAGCTGCTGACGCGCTCGGGCTGCCGTTGACGGACCGGAACATTGCGGCGCAGATGCGCGCCCTGTACCCGGACGCGTTCACAGACAGTCACATCCACTAACCGGGCTCATGCCCGTTTCGACTTCGTTGGTGCGACGCCAACGGAACCCATCCGAGCGATTCGGGAGAGAACACAATGACCGACACCACCGGCAGTGAGACCGGCGAGCAGCCCACCAACGATGAGCCGCAGGTTGAGCAGCAGGGCGATCCTGCAGGCGACGCGGATCTGGGCGACGCCGGGAAGAAGGCCATCGCAGCTGAACGTGACGCACGGAAGGCTGCGGAGAAGCAGGCCGCGGAGTTCAAGGCGCAGCTCGACAAGATTGAGCAGGCGAACCTCAGCGACCTCGAGAAGGCGCAGCAGCGTGCGGAAGCAGCCGAAAAGGCTCTGCAGGCGAAGGAAGCCGAGACGCTTCGGCTGATGATCGCCGCGAAGCATGGCCTCACCGGTGATGCTGCTGATCTTCTGTTCGGCAACGACGAGGACGAGCTTGAAGCCCGTGCAACTCGGATCGCCGGACTGCTCAAGGCTCCTGGTGGGCCGGTCATTCCTGGTCAGGGCAAGGTGCCCGAGGTCAGGGGCGACGCAGCCGCAGCAGCGGACCGCGATTTCGCCAACTTCCTAACCGGCCACACGGCCGGCTGACGCTAGGAGCAATCATGCCCACTCTGAACACTTCGGGGCTGTCGTCGTTCGACATCCCCACGAACCAGCTCGGCCGTATCGCTGAGCGGGTGCAGAACGACTCCGTTCTCGCCTCCCTTTCGCCGGAGCGTCCCACGCTGTACGGCGACGTGAAGGCCGTGAAGATGTCCCGCAAGCCTCGTGCGCAGATCGTCGCTGAGGGTGCCCAGAAGACGTCTGACACGGCTTCGTGGGACAACGTGATGGCGTCGCCGATCAAGTTCCAGACGACCGTCCGCATGACCGATGAGGTCAAGTGGGTGGACGAGGACCACCGTCTTCTGATCGTCCAGGATCTTGTTGACGCGCTCGGCGAGTCCGCCGCTCGCGCCGTCGACCTGATCGGTATCCACGGCATCAACCCGATCACTGGTGCTCGTGCGTCGTCGGTGACGTCGTACCTGAACCAGACGACGAACCGCACCACGGCTGGGTCGAAGCCGACCGACGAGCTGATTGCTGCTGTCGGTGCGATTGCTGGCGGCAACTACCAGGCGACCGGTATCGGCCTCGACGCTGGCTATGGCTTCTCGCTTGCCACTGAGCAGTACGCGGATGGCCGCGACCGCAACCCGGGAATGGGCTTCGGTACGGGCATCCAGAACTGGAAGGGCCTGTCGGTTGCTACGTCGTCGACGGTTTCCGGTCAGCCGGAAGCAGCTGACACGAAGCTTCGCGCGCTCGTTGGGGACTACACGCAGGTGAAGTGGGGATTCCAGCGTCGCTTCCCCGTTGAGGTCATCGAGTACGGCGACCCGGATGGTGGCGGCGACCTTAAGGGCAACAACCAGATCGCGTACCGCGTTGAGGGTGTCATCTACGTGGCGATCTTCGATCTGGACGCGTTCGCCGCGATCGACGCGCCGACCGCCTGATGCCTCTCTTCGTGACGCCTGCGGGCGTTGAAATTGAGGTGTCGGAGGCTGCTGCGTCGCGTGTTGGGTACAAGCCCAAGACGGATGCGGAGCCGAAGCCGGGGCGGAAGCCTCGAGCTTCGAAGACCGAAGAGTGATTGGTAGGGGTCGTCATGGCTGAACCGTTTGCGTCTGTGGACGATGTGGAGAAGCGGTGGCGACCCCTCACCGACGCGGAGCGGGAAACCGCCGCCGTGTTGCTTGAGGACGCATCGGTGGAGGTGCGTTCCCTGCTGAAGCGTGCCGGCGTCGATGAGCTCGCCCCTGAGTTCGATGCTGATGCTGCCCGTGTAGTGGTATGCGGAATGGTGAAACGCAGCATGATTGCTGGCGACACGGCTGCCGGGGTGACGACGACGCAGGAGACGACTGGGCCGTTTTCCCGGTCGTTCACGTACTCGAATCCGACTGGTGACCTGTACCTAACGAAGCGCGAACGGCAACTGCTGGGGCTTGGTTTCCAGGCTGCGTTCACCGTGCAGATGGGGTCGGCTGATGGGTGAGACGGTTGTTCTGATCACGCGGGAGCAGACGGGTGTCGATAGGTACGGGAAGCCGACGTACACGGACGTAGAGACATCGGTCGATGGCGTTGCGGTTGCGCCGGCAACGTCCACGATTGATCCGTCTACGGGTGCGGTCATCACCACGGGCGGGATGACTCTATACCTACCGGCTGCGGTCAGGTCAGGGCCGGACGCTCGCTTCCGTGTGCGCGGTGTCGAGTACAAGACCCGCGGTGCGTCGGAGAACTGGCGGGCGTTCTACTCGCAGTGGCAGCCGGGGAACGTCGTGCACCTCGAGGACAGGGACTACGCAGATGGCTAAGACCCGAGTTGTGCTGAACCGTAAGGGTTTCGGTGAGCTGATGGTGTCGCCTGAGATCGAAGCGGCGCTGCGTCCGTACGCGGATCAGGTCGCTGCTCGGGTGCCGGGGTCCGAGATCGTTGCTATCCGGACCGGGGTTGGCACGGGTAATGCGCGTACTCGTTTGCGTGTGCAGAACACGGTGTCTGCTCGTGCAGATCTTGTGTCTGCGGTTCGTGCGGTGGTTGGCCGCGCGAAGGAGGTGTGATGTACGGCGTCTTGTACAGCGATGTTCTTGTACCTCTGATCGTCCGGATGGGTCAGCTGCTTGCTGGCCGGCCGGAACCGTACGCCCGGAACGTTGAGGTGTCAAACCGGAAGTCATCCGCCAGTAAGCGGGCTGTTGTGTTCACGACGAGCCCTGGTGGCGGCACGGGTGACACCGTAAAGACGTCGTATGTGACGGTCGACGTGTTTGCGGACGATGAGGGTGACGCGGCGGATCTCGCGAACCTTGTCCTGGCGCTTGCAATGTCCCGTGGTCCGGGCGGCATGGTCGACGGCGACCCGCTGCTGGACGCGCAACTCAATGGTGGGCCGAACAGTGATCCGGCGGCTGACGGATTCTACGTTCAGACGGCCGAGCTCGAGCTTCGGCATCGCGGCGTAAACCTGTAACCCACACAACTACTTGAAAGCCCTGCCTCTTGGCGGGGCTTTTGCATGTCCGGGAGCACCCGGCAGACCTCCCACCAAGCAGGGATACCAGGGGCCACCGCGCCCGCAACCACTGACGAAAGGTGACTCACGTGAGTCTCAATTCCGAGAACGTACGGGTGGCCGTCACGGGTGCGGCGTACGTCGCCACCACAACCGCGACCGCCCCGACCACGGCAACCAGCGCACTTGGTGTCGACTACAAGGATCTTGGATACATCAGTGATGGTGGCATCACTGAAACCCGGGATCGTTCCACGAATCAGATCCGTGCATGGCAGAACAGCGCCCTGGTCCGCGAGCCGGTTACTGAGTCGAGCATCACGTACAACTTCGTGATGATCGAGACGAAGAAGGAAACCGTTGCCGAGTATTACGGCACCACGGTTGCTGCTGACGGTTCGATCAAGATTGACCCGGGTAAGACGGGTGGCCGTAAGTCGTACGTCTTTGACGTGATTGATGGCGACGAGGTTATCCGCATCTACGTCCCGAACGGTGAGGTTACTGAGGTTGGTGACCAGACGTACGTGAACGGCGACCCGATCGGTTACGAGATCACGGTGACCGGTTACGCGACCACCGTGGGCGACGAGGTGTACTCGGCCGTCAAGTGGTACACGAGCCTTGACACGACGGGGGCGTGACCATGACTGCGAAGACGCTTTACGTCCGCCACGTTCAGTCGGGCGAGATCAAGAAGGTCACTGAGGATCAGCGCGCGAACCAGGACAAGAACTTCTGGGTGCGCATTACTGGGGATGTGAAGGAGACCGCGCCGGCTGATGTGCCTACCGGCGTCGACGCTGAGCCGGAGAACAAGACCGCTTCTACCAAGAAGTGATTGACGGGCATGCCGGGGCGCTTGGGCTCCGGCATGCCTTCCTTCTCACCCAAGCATTCTCTAACCAAGCTAGGAGAAACCGATGACTGAGAGCACTGCCGTGAAGGCGCTGTCGATTAAGGCGAAGAGCCGCAAGCCGCTGCTGGTCGAGTATGACGGCGTTGAGTACACCCTGTCTGGGCGCATTCCGTCCGAGATCATGACTATTCAGGCCGAGTACAAGCGTCCCCGCAATCCTGCGAAGGATGTACAGGAGCAGTTCCAGCGGGACCTGGGTGTCGCGGCGATCAACAAGTTCTACGAGCTCGTGGTCCCGGATGCTTTCAAGGGCGCTCTGGACATGGAAGACCTTGGCGCTGTGTTTGAGGCGTGGTCGGAGCATGTGGGCCTGGGGGAATCGAAGGACTCCGGGAACTAGCGGAGTCCTACCCTGACGAGTTGGTGTGGGAGCTGCACAAGCTCGGTATCGACGTTGAGGACATTGGGGAGGCGGTCGACCACGTGAAGGTCGATCGCCTTTTGCGTGTCGCCACTCGAGAGCCCTCGTCACCTCTCTATGCCGCGATGAACGGCTGGGATTTCCCGGTCAGCCGCGAGTGGATTGCTCAGGCGGACATGTTGGACGCGTTCCTGCAAGCGAACAGCGGTCGTCGTAAGCCGAAGCCGTATCCGCGCCCTTGGAAAGACAACAACACGAACCGTCTCGGTAAGACGACGCTGACGCCGGATGAGGCGAGGGCGGTGCTGCAAAAGAACAGGGGTTAGCCGATGGCTACTGAGTCCGCCGTTGCTTACGTCAGCATTGTTGCCTCGGCCCGTGGGGTTGGTAAGCAGATTGAGAAGGAGATCAACCCGGACGCGGTAGGTGCATCGGTTGGTCGAAAGGTGGGTACCGGGCTTGCTCAGGCCGTTGGCAAGACACTTCAGGGCGCTGCTACTGCAACGATTGCGACCTCGGCTGCGGCAATCGGCACTGCACTTGTCAAGGGTTTTGCTCGCCTAAACTCAATTGACCAGGCAACCTCGAAATTGCGTGGCCTCGGCAACTCTGCACAGGATGTGCAGACAATCATGGAGTCGGCGCTTGCGGCGGTTCGTGGGACTGCGTATGGGCTAGGCGACGCTGCAACTATCGCCGCTTCGGCGGTTGCGGCAGGCGTCAAGCCAGGCCAGGAGCTTACGCGCTACCTGAAGTTGACCGCTGACACTGCCGCTATCACCGGTTCGTCGTTGTCCGACATCGGTAACGTGATGAACAACGTTACGACTATCGGTAGCGCTTACAATGACTCGCTACAGATCCTTGCCCAAAAGGGCATCCCGGTCTATTCGTATCTCGCTGATCAGCTCGGTGTCACAACCGACGAGGTGAAGACCCTTGCCTCGGAGGGAAAGATCTCTGCTGAGGCATTCCAGGCAGTCATCGAGAAGAACATCGGCGGGGCTGCCCTCAGTATGGGCGATAGCTTCAGCGGCGCAGTGGCGAATGTTGGCGCTTCTCTTAGCCGTATTGGTGCGAACCTTCTTGATGGACTGTTCCCTAAGCTAGCTCCGCTTTTCCAGGCGCTGACTAACGCGCTCGGCCCCGTTGAGACGCTTGCGGGGCGCGTGGGGGATGCCATTGGTACGGTCCTGCTGCCTGCGGTGGATCGGCTGACAGCGCTTCTGTCTGGCAAGACCGACCTTTCTGGTTTTGTCGCTTCCCTAAAGGACCTCTCTCCTATTCTGATTCCGCTAGCCGCAGCGTTTTCCACGTTGGGCGTAGGAGGACTCGCCCCGCTTATTGGGATGATCCCTGGTATTGGTGGTCTCGCAGGTCCCTTGGCTGCGCTGGCGAGCCCTCTGGGCGTGTTCGCTGCTCTTCTCGGTGGCTTGGTTGCGGTGAGCCCGGAGCTGCAATCGGCGCTGGCTGGTGCCGCATCTGCATTCGGCGGTTTCGCGTCGCAGGTTGGTGGCGCGTTCGGTCCGGCGATTGCTGCGATCCTCCCGCAGCTGGCGGATCTGGTGCAGACGGTTGGCGGCGTGCTCGCGGTCGCCGTGCAGGCCGCAGTGCCGATCGTGCTGCAGCTGGCAGGAGTGTTCGGTGCTGCTCTTGCGCCGCTTCTGCCGGTCGTGGCGCAGCTGTTCGCGAGCCTCAGCATGGTGCTGATCAATGCTTCGCCGCTGATCACGGTGCTGGCAGGCGTGGTGTCGGAGCTTGTTTCCGCACTTGCCCCGCTGATCGTCGCTGTCGGTACTGGTCTGGCGACTGCGCTTTCCGTCGCGATGCCGTACGTGGCGGAGCTGTCGTATCAGCTGCTGCCGCTGGCGACGTGGATCGGTAAGAACACGCAACTCGTCACCGCACTCGCTCTCGCAGCCGGTGGCGGCGTGGTTGCGTTCAAGGCGTACCGCGGCGTGGTTGGTGCTGTGAACGCGGTGCAGCAGATCCTGATCGCTCGTTCGTATGGCGCTGCCGGTGCGACGTATGCGCAGGCTGCGTCGGGCCGGACTGCGACGGTCGTCAACAAGGCGTTTGCCCTGTCGTCGAAGGTTGCTGCTGCGGCGCAGTGGGTGTTCAACGCTGCTCTCCGCGCAAACCCGATCGGCATCGTGATCACGGTCCTCGGCGCTCTCGTCGCGGCTGTTGTCTACGCGTACAACAACATTGGCTGGTTCAAGGACTTCGTTGATGGCGCGTTCAAGGTGATCGGCGCGGCAGCGCAGGCAGTCGGCGATTGGTTCACCTGGCTGTGGACTGACGCAATCAAGCCCGCGATCGACTGGATCGTTGGTGGCTCTCAGTGGCTCTGGTCAGTTCTGGAGCCTGTGTTTGACGCAATCGGCAAGATTGTCATGTTTGTTGTTGGCATTTACGTCAGCTACTTCAAAATGTGGATCGCGGTCTTCCAGTGGGTAGCCGACGCCGCGTCGTACATGTACTCGAACTACTTGCAGCCGATCTTTGAGCTGGTCGCGGCAATCTTCACGAAGACTGTTGCGCCGGTCATTATGTGGTTCTGGAACTCGGTCATTTCGCCGGTGTTCACTTGGATCGGCAATGCGATCAGTTTGTGGTGGCAGGCAACAAGCCTGACATTCAATACGGTCGTTGGTGTTGTCCGAAGCGTATTGGGTGCGACATTCAACTGGCTGTACACGTCTGTGATCTCTCCCGTGTTCACCTGGATCGGTAATGCGGTGAGCACATGGTGGTCGGTGACGAGCGCGGTGTTCAATGTTGTGGTTACCTATCTGCGCAGCACCCTCGGGGCGGCATTCTCTTTCCTCTACACAGGAGTGATAAAGCCGGTTTGGTCTGGTATTCAGACGGCAATCGCTGTTGCTTGGGGACTGATTAAGCCGGTCTTTGACCGCCTGTCGAATGTAGCATCCGTTGGCATTCCGGCAGCGTTCGAGGTCATGAAGAGCGCAGTCGCGACTGCTTGGAACGCTATCAAGGAAGCGGCAAAGGCTCCGATCCGTTTCGTCATCGACACGGTGGTGAACGATGGCATCATCGGCAACTTCAACAAGGTTGCTGATTTCTTCGGTACGAAAAAGATGCCAACCGTGCAGCTGCCGAAGGGCTTCGCGACCGGTGGCTACACGGGCGATGGTGGCAAGTATGAGCCGGCGGGCATTGTGCATGCTGGTGAGTACGTGTTCACGAAGGAGCAGACGGCTCGTATCGGCGTCGGGAAGCTCGCTGCGATCGCGAACAATGGGTATGCGAACGGTGGCCTTGTTGGTGCCGCGTCGGGCGCTTGGGATTGGATCGCGGGTAAGGCTGGGAAGGCGTGGGATTGGGCGGCGAATGCTGCTCAGACTGCGGCTTCTGTGGTGTCTGATCCGACGGGGACGCTCGGCAAGCTGGTGAACGGTATTGCGGCGCAGATCCCTGGTGCTGGTGGGATGCTCGAGCTCGCGAAGAGCATGGGCGGGAAGATCCTCGACGGCGCTGTGGAGGCGTTGCGGAAGCTCGCCGATCTGGGTACGGGCGTGTTCGGTGGTAACGGGCAGAACGGTCAGCTGCCGTCGACGGATCTTGGTAAGGCGATGGGGTTTGCTCCTGGTTCTGGTGTGGGGCCGACGGGTGGTTTGCTGCGGAAGGCTGCGGCGAACGCTTGGAACGCCGCGTATCAGGCGTCAGGTGGTGCTCTTGGGTTGACTGAGGGTTACCGCGATTTGGCGGCTCAGCAGTACCGGTGGTCGCTGTTCAAGAAGGGCGGCAACTTGGCTGCCGCTCCGGGTACGTCGCAGCACGGGTTCGGTCTCGCTGCGGATGTTGCTGCGGGTCAGGGCTGGTTGCGGGCGAACGGTTCGAAGTTCGGCTGGATCAACACTGGTCTCGGGTTTTCGCAGCGTGAGCCGTGGCACTTCGAGTTCAAGGGTGTGCCGCAGTTGGCTGCGGGGGCGATGATCGGTCGCCGTCCTGGCGGGACGCTCGTGAACGTCGGTGAGGGCCGTTACGACGAGGCGGTGGTGCCGTTGTCGCCGTCGTTCAAGGACAGCCTCGCTGGTGCGAGCAGTCAGCCGTCGGTGATCTACGTCGAGAACCCGTGGACTGGTGAGTACATGCGAGCTCGGATGGTCGAGGTTGCTGACGATCGTGTTGCTTCTGCGGATGGCCGTCAGCGGACAACGATTCTAAACGGCAAGAAGTGAGGGGCCTGTGATGGTGGATGTCGTTGATGGTGGCAATGCGACATCCACCTTCACGGACACGTTAGATGGTGGGAACGCGTTCACTATCTACGGTCCGGGGCTCGTTCCGGTGCCGTCGATGGACCCGGTGCCGCATGTGGAGATCACGCTTGACACGGTGGTTCCTGGGACGGTGACGGCGACGCTGTACCGGATTCAGGACGACCGGACGATGCGGGTGCGCGGCCTGGTGAACGTGCCCGCTGCGGGTGGTTTCGGTGGGATCGACACGGAACCGCCGTTGCAGCAGACGGTTTCGTACCGGGCCGAGTACTTCGACGTGAACGGGGTCAGCCTCGGTTTCGGGGAGACGTCAGACACGTACGTCGACTACGCCGGAACGGTGATCCATCAGCCGATCGACCCGTCGCGGGGTGTTTCGGTGCTGCTCGCTCAGGGTGCGGCGAAGACGTTGTCGCGGCCGTTCGAGGGTGAGGTCATCAAGCCAATCGGACGGTCGGTACCGGTGTACATCGGTACTGGCCGGTCGGGGCTCGAGGACATCAACGTCGACTGTGTGACGTTCACCGCTGAGGACGCGGCACGCATGTCGTCGGTGTTCGGCGGGTACGACGGCGACGAGCAGCTACCGGTTGTGTGTTTCCGGTCGTCGTTGCCGACTGGGTTGCCGGCGGTGATGTTCATGGTGGTGCCGAAACCTGCAGCTGAACCGTACGCGTACGCGGGTGGTGAGGAAGCGGTGATGTGGCGGCTGTCCGGCCAGGAGGTCGCCCCTCCTGTTGAGGGCATCGTGCGCCCCCTGCTGGCGTACTCGAGTCTCGAGAACGCGTACGCAACGTACGCCGACATTGAGGGTGCGTACCTGACGTACCTGGATGCGGAAACCGACTTCGATCTGGCGGGAGCGTGACGTGCGACTGATCAGTGATGCATGCCGTGACGTCATCCGGGGCGGTTCGTTCGACCTGTCTTACTCCGCGGACCTTTACTATGACGGGCAGCGACTGTTCGAGGGGCTGCCCGTTGTGGACCCGTCGTTCGACTGGGACGCGTCCGGCGCGATTGAGGGTTCGGGCACGGTCACGGTTGTGTGGACGGACGATCAGGGCAAGTCTCTGTCGCCGCATGAGCCGCAGGACTGGTTGGCTCCGTTCGGCGCGCGCCTCGTCGTCTACGCGATCGTGTCGGTCGGTAGTGCGTTCTCGGAGCGTGTGCAGATCGGTGACTTCACCATCGTGTCGGTGCCGTCCGCTGATGACAGCGTGTTCATCTTCGGGGAGACCCGCATCGTGGTCGGGTCGAAGGTGAAGCTGAACCTCAAGGACCGGATGGTGGAGGTGCAGCGGGACCGGTTCACCCGGTTGTCGTCGCCGTCGAACATGAGCTCGGTGTGGGCGGAAGCTGCCGCGTTGACGGGGTTCCAGTTGACCCGCTCCCTGCCGGACGCTGCGATCCGACGTAGCGTCGTGTACGAGGAAGATCGGGTGGCGGCGCTGACGGACCTGATGGCGATTGTCGGGGGTGTGCCGCATATGGCGTCTGATGGGACGCTCACGGCCCGTCCGGTGACGCCTGGCCCGGCGACTGCTGAGCTCCGTGTTGGTCCGCGTGGAACGATCACGCAGATCGGTTCATCCCTGGACTCGGAGCAGGTTTACAACGGCGTCATCATCCGTGCTGAGTCGAACGAGCAGCAGCAGGTGCTCGCAGAACTGTGGGTGCAGTCTGGTCCGCTTCGTGCGACGCCGGCTGGTGGTGAGCGGACCCCGTATCACCGGGTGCCGCGGTTCTACTCGTCGCCGCAGATCACGACGGGCACGCAGGCCGCGCAGGCTGCACCGGGACTGTTGGCGCAGTATTCGCAGCCGCGCGCGTCGTCGCTCGAGATCCAGTGCATCACTGACGTGTCGGTGGAGGTGGGCGATGTGCGCACTGTTGATGATGGGCAGGCGACGTGGACGGTTCGTGTGTCGAAGTGCATGCTCGGTAGTGCGGGCACGATGACGATTACTGGGGATGTGTTGAGCCGTGCCGTCAACGTCAGCTGATGTTCTCGCCGACAAGCTCGCCGATATCCCGGGTGTGGACGCAAGCATCTTGGGGGTGTTCGCCGGCCCGTCCTCGGACGGCACGCAGGCACTGGTGAACGTCGACGACCGCCAGTTGACGGTTCCCGCCTTGGGTGGGTCGTGGCCGATCGTCGGCGACCGCGTGCGACTACTGCGGGTCGGCAAGCAGACGCTGCTGCTCGGTTCGGTGCAGCAGCGGGCAACGCAGGGCCGCGTCAACGCGGTCGGTTCCCCGAAGTGCGACATCGAGTACCCGCCCGGTTCGGGTGTGGTCGAGGCGATGTCGATGCCGAAGGGCGCAACGCCGGAGGTTGGCGACCTGGTGGTCATCAACTGGGATGGCGAGGCGGCACGGACGGTGACGGCGATTGTGTCGTCTCAGACTGAGCAGCCGAAACCGCCGGACCCTGGTGGGCAGCCGGTGCAGACGTCGTTCCGGCAGACGTTCACGGCGGGTGATTCTGGTTCGTTCCAGAACGGCCGGTGGTGGACGAACCTGGTGTACGCGTCGGCGTCGAACAAGTCGGCGTACTTCTACGGGTCGAAGATCGCGGACACCATCCCGTCGACGGCGACGATCGACCGGATCTTGGTGTACTTGTCGCCGACTCGGAACAGCGGGAATCAGCCTCGTATCGGCACGCACGGGTACACGTCGAACCCGTGTGGTGCGCCGACGATCAGCAACCTGCTGTCGTTGCCGAACGCGTCCGGGTGGGTGGAGCTGCCGACTTCGTTCGGTGACCTGTTGAAGACGGGCGCTCAGTGGGGCGTCGGCTTCGACGGAGCCGGCTTCGCGATCTTCCGCGGTACCCAGACGGACGGTCAGGCTGGCGCGCTCGACATCAGCTGGCACGTCTAACCAACTACTTCTCCGACACCTACCTGATTGTGGTGGGTGTCTTGTCGCGCCCGGAGGTGCACATGACGACCACTCCCGAACCGACCAAGGGCGTCCCAAGGCTTGAGGGCAACCCTGCCCCGACTCTGCGGGCGGATCACAACGACCTTGCTGACTGGGTGCGCGACAACGTGGACGGCAACGTCGCGACCGTCGGCGACCTCCCCACGCAAGGTAACTGGGTTGGCCGGCGTATCTACGTCGTCGCGAAGGACTTCGTTTACGTGTGGAAGGGCAGCGCGGTCGGGTGGGCTAAGCCTGGCCCGTTTTCGCAGGTCATGTCGTGGGGTACCACGGCTGGCGGTTCAGGTTCTTATAAGGACGCTGGCGATGTGCTGCCCCTGTTCCGTATGGGGCAGGCGGGTGGCACAACGAACAGCGGCGGACGCCTGAACTGGACGTTCCCGGTCCCGTTCCCTAACGGCATCTCGACCGTGATCCTTACCCCGCACCAGAACAGCAACGGCACACCGTCGTCGATGCCGACCCTCATCGAGGACAGCGTGACCCGGACCGGGTTCAGCACCATTTGGGGCGGTAAGGCGAGCACGACCGTGTTCATGCCGTACGTCGCAATCGGCTACTAGGAGGACAACGTGCCCGAAACGATCCACATCGACGCGGTCGTGTACACGACCGCCGACGAGCTCGGCGGCATCCCGGACGCTGCTACGACCGGTGACCAGACCGGTGGGATGGGGTCACTCTGATGGCTGTTCTCGATTCTGCTGCTGCCGTTCTCCGCGCCCGTGCGGCGATGGGGAAGCCGGACGGTGCTGGCATGTGCCTCGCCAACAACTACGCCTGGTGGGGGTCGGTGCCGTCGATCGGCCCCGGTGCTGGGAAGTACGACGTTGCACTGCAGGGCTGGAACTACGCAACGAAGCGGCACGCGGACATGCTGACCGCACCCGCTGGTGTCCCGGTGTGGTTCGGTATTAGCCCGACCCGCACCGACAAGAACCGCGCAGCCGGCGATGTTGGCTTGTCCCTCGGCGGCGGGTACGGCATCTTCACGGACTCCCCGAACGGCACCCCTGGCGTCATGTCGTTCCGTGCTCGGGCGGCGCAGATCGCCCGTCCGATGCTCGGCTGGACTGAGGACTTCCTTGGTCACGACACCACTGCAGGTGTCGAGTACGCCCGGTCCGGTGTTGAGAACCCGCCTGTGCTAATCACTCTCGACCGTAAGCCCATCATCCCTATCTCCGATTGGATCGACATGAACCTGCGACTGATTCCGCATCCCGCCGACGAGCGCAACGTGCAGCGCGGTGTTGTTGGCGGCTGGTATGTCCACAACCTTGATACTGGCAAGAAGAAGGCTGTTGAGGGTCTTGATGACTTGAACAAGCTGCGGGCGATCATCTACGGCAATGGTGAGGACGGTGCACGTCAGCTGTACCAGCAGGAAGTTGATGTGATGCTCGCCAAGTATGCGACGGCGGTGCGCTGATGTTCGCGAAGGTGCAGCAGTACGCGAAGGCGATCGTTTCGCTGGTTGGTGCGGTTCTGACGGCCGGTGCGTTCACGCTGCCGGATGAGGTGCAGCCGTGGGTTGGTCTGGGTATGGCGGTTCTGACTGCTGTGGCGACGTATGCGGTGCCAAACAAGCCCGCTGAGACTGCTGCTGGCGACGACGACACGCCGAAGCACCTCGCTGAATGACCTGGGGGGCACAAGATGAAGACGGTTTGGTCTCGGGACGCACTTCCTCTTGTGCCCCCACGGTTCCGCAGCATCTACACGGTGCTGCTGCCGGTGATCGATGTTGGCCTGATTACGTTCGGGTTGACTTCGCTGATTGTCGGTTCGAAGATCGTCGGCGATTTCACGTTGCCGTGGTTCCGTGTCGCATGGGGCGCGGTCATCCTGATCGGTGCCGTTGTGGCGCTGCTGGGTCTCGTTTTCCTGCGGAAGCGGACGGAACTGTGGGGACGGTTCGCGGTCGGTATCGGGCTGCTGATCTACGTCGCCGCGATCGTCATGTACATCGCGTCGGGATCGTCGAACTCGACGCTGACCCTGGTGCTTGTGCTGATCCGACTGGTTGCACTGTCGTGGCGGATCAACGACCTGTTCACGGAGATCGGTCGCGAAGAAGCAGACCAGGAGGCGCACACCGGGGGGATTCCGCGTGCTCAGTGACGAAGTAACGAACACCATCATCATCAGTGTTACAGCCCTCGCCACCGCGGCAATCGGCGCGCCAGCTGGGATCAAGACGATCAAGGCGCGTAAGGCTCGTCGTGCGGCTGAGGTCGACGACGAGGAACAGGAAGCCGTCGAACGATACTCGGCTGACCCGGGCCAGTTCGTGAAGGACGTGCTCCGGTCGAACGCGCAACTGACGGAACGTGTGGAAGCGGCTGAGGCGAAAGCGGACCGGATCGAGCGTGCGTTCGAAGCGTTCAAGCAGGAGGACCGCAAGTTCCGTACCGCGTTGGCTCGTTGGGTCGGTCAGATCATGAACGCATGGGGCGTGGAGCCGGAGATGCCGTACCCGGAAGGCGACGACGCGATGACGCTCGCTGATGTGATCCCGTCCGCGCTCGAGGCCACGCAGCCCCGCCGACCACCGCGGCACGTCTAACCGACAAGCCCGCTCATCATCTTCGCCGCCCTGCATGTCGGGGCGGTTTTCGTTTTACCGCGCCACGGCGCACGACTGGAAGCAGGAAGCATGGCCGACGCGAAGCAGATCCGAGTCAGGCGAGACACGCTGGCGAACTGGCAGACTGCAAATCCGGTCCTCGCAGACGGCGAACTTGCGTGGGTAACTGACACTCGTGACATGGTTGCTGGTCCTGGCGACTTCAATAGCCTGTGGAACGATGCGCAGTCGATCGCTAATCGTGCGATTGGCGCAGCGTCATCGGCGACGAGTTCTGCCACGGCGGCGGCGAGCTCGGCGGCGTCGGCTGGAAGCGCAGCCAGTGCCGCGGTTGCGCCACTGTCCACAGCGCAGCGCCGCGGTGGCTTCGTTGTCATTGGTGACTCCATCACCGCCTACAACTCCACGGTCGGGAACGCGTGGCACAAGGCACTCGCGACCGTCGCGGGGAAGATTCGTCACCGTGGCTTCTTCGCAACCGGTGGGTACACGCTCGAGCAGATCGAGACGACGCATTTGCCGTCGGTTCTCGCGATGGACCCGCTGCCTGGTGCGTGCATCATCGCGGGTGGAACGAACAACATCGGGGCGACGGGTTCTACCGGCGCGTACGACCCAGTCGCGGCACGGGCGACGCTACTGCGGATGGTCAGCAAGCTGCAGGCCGTTGGTGTCATGCCGGTTCTGTGGTGCCCGCCGCCGCGAAACGACTCGACGACCGTAAACGCATCGACGCAGCGCTGGAACGCGTGGGTTAAGTCCACGGCCCAGCGGCTCGGCCTGCCGTACGTCGACGCGTACAACGCAGTGGTCGACCCCGCCACGGGCTTGTACAAGAGCGGCTACAATCTCGACAGCGTGCACCCCAACGCGCTCGGCCACTACCTAATTGGCAAGAGGGCCGCGACAGACCCGGAGTTCCTTCGTCGGTTCAACAATGACACTCCCCACCTATCGACCGATGTGCTCGACGCCGCCAATCTCATTCCGGCAGGCCGCGGGCTATTCAATCAAGGGGTTAACGGCGCAAATGTCCCCGCGGGGTGGGCGGCGTATGGGGGCAACGGGACGGCCTACACGCTGTCCCAGGCGGCCGCGACGGACCCCGCTGTTGGGAATTGGCAGATCTTGACGCAGACGGCGGGGTCGGCCGCCAACTCAGGAGGTCTCCAGTGGAACGCGACCACGAACTTCGCCGCCGGAGACCGCGTTGCCGTCGCCACACGCGTGCGGTCTGCATGCCCGGACGACGGCACTATGGGGAACGCAACGCTGAAGCTTGAGGCTCGGCAGGGAGGGACTTCGCTGCTCTCCACCGTGGAGGGTGGCTTCGGTGGGACCTACGACGGAATTTTCTGGCAGGAGTTCACCGTACCCGCCGGGACGGACACACTGCGCCAGAGCCTCATCTTCACGACGTCGGTGAGTCCGACGATTGACGTGTCGGTACGGTTCGCTCAGTCGACGATTGTGAACCTCACCGCTCTCGCAGCAGGATGACAAAGACCCCCTCGGGTTCCTTCGGGAGCTCGAGGGGGTCTTTCGTCGTTCGTCAGCTCTTGGGAAGCGCGGCTTGGATGGCGTCCGCGATGGCAGCGTGTCCGGCGTCATTCGGGTGGATGCTGTCGTCGATGAGCAGGTCAGCACGTCCCGTGAGGGGTTCGCCTATGTCTATGTACGTCGCTCCGGTCGCAGTCGCGGCGGCGCGTACTGCGGTCTGGATGCCGGCGAGTGCGGCGGCTGGGTCGTCGTCATCCCAGATGGGTGAGGTCACGTAGAGCTTCGCGTTCGGCAGCGCCTCGCGCAGTTTGTGGAACGTTGCCGTCGCGTTGGCCTGCACCTCGCTCGCTGATGACTTGATGTCGTTCCGTCCGCCGCTGACAATCACGATGTCGGGCTTCGCGTCGATCGCTTCGCTGAGGTGGTCCGGGTAAGCGGTGCCGCAGTTGCCCGGGTTGACGTACCCGCCGCCACCGCATGCGACGACAGCTGCCGTCCAGCCTTCTCGCGCCGCTAGGACCTGGGGGAAAGCCTGGTCCTTTGCAGATGCTCCGGTCCCGCCTGTGTACGAGTCTCCAATGAACGCGACGGTGCTGCTCTGTTCGGCGTTCTGCGCTTGGTACGTAACGGACCTCGGCGTCGCTCCTACTGCTGCCTTCGACGAGTCAACGTGCTGCATGGCTAGCACGACCATGGTGGCGGCGAACACTGCCAGCAGCCCGACGATGATGCCCTTGTACGACCGGCTGAACCAGTCCACGAATCCGTTCCCCATGATCCTCTGATCCTAAGTGCTGCTCATGATGCGCCCCACCTCCCGATGCGGGGGTGGGGCGTGTTCGTGCTTTGTGCCGCTACTTCGCGACTGCTTCCACCTGCTCCGACCCACCGGCCGGCGCAACGGTCACACGCCACGCTGACGTGACAGGCTGCTGGAACGCGACTACAGCGGTGCCCTTCGCGCCAGGCTGCAGGTCGAACTGGCCGTACTCGTTGCTGAGGTCGACGATGGCGTTGTACTTCTCCACGTCGTCACCGGCAGCGTCACGCCAGGAGGAGAACACGTCCTGCAGGCTGGTGGAGTCGATCTGCTGTCCGTCCTTGGTGACGACGGTGAGGCCGTACATGTTGAGAGACGTGCTGCCGTTCGTGTTGTCCAGCTCGACGGGGACGAACGTGTACGTGGTGCCGTTGACGGATGTGCGGGCAGTCTCGAGCGCCGTCAACGCGTCACTGTTCTGGTCGCCGCCGAGCTTGAACGTGCCTGACGCGCCCTGGTAGTCGAACGTCCACGTCTTGTCGATGTTCTCCACCGGCGTCTGCATCGTCTCAGTCGGCGTCGACTCCACCTCAGACTGGTCCGGTGCCGCCACGTCGTTACCCCCAGCGCTGCAACCCGCGACACCAAACGTCAACGCCAGAACCGCAGCAACCACCATGTGTTTCTTCACAGAACGAAGCAT